TCTAAACAGTAACCAATCTTATGTGTATTTCTCGGGCAGTATAAATAATCCTACATATTCCTATGCTGAATCCACGACTTTCATATCATCATATAGTTCGAGTGTTTCAAAATCTTTTGGCCCCGGTAACTTTACACAATCATTTTCAAGTTCGTTTACTCAGAGTATATTAAGTTTTAACAATCCAACAGTTACCATTACTTTTGAAGCAGGTGCTGCTGACAATACTGCTCTCAATTTGAGTGGTTCAAATGCAAATAGTGGTAGTATTTTGTATTATGGACAAACCGTTTCGTTGGGAGCTGCCAGTGTAATTTATGCAAGTGCAAGTATGGCTTCTGTTTTGAGTCCTACAGTTGTAACAACGTCGGTATCATCTTCTACAACGTATTTAAGTTATGGTGTTAATGCTCCAGCATTTTCAGCATCCATAGTTGGTGGAGTATTTTCTGCCACATTCGTTTCGTCTTCATTGTTCTTCCCATCAGGAGTATATCCTTGGGGTGGTTATGAAAATAGTGTGCCAACAACATTGACGTTTATCAGTTCCTCATTGGCTGTCAATTTGGGAACGTGTGGATTTCCAATTATTAATTTGACAGGTATAGTTACTGGCACTTTTGGTAATTTTAATGGTACATTTACAAGTCAAATGCCATCCTTTAATCCATGTATTCTACCAAATGGTGCATGGACTGGAAGCGGTGATATGAGATTACTTGCTGTATTAGCAGACACCGAAGCAGGTGGTCTTCAAAACCTTGTTGCTCCGGGATTCTATGGTTCTACATTAAGTATGACTAATCCGATAACTGGCAGTGGTGTAAACGCCATTCCATTCAACTATAGTCTTACTTTGAAGAATAGCAATAGCAATAATCCTTACGGAGTTTACCAATTTTCAATAAACAGTGACGACCCAAGTTACATTACAAATGTTTTTGGTAACGTTCCTACGGTTGGTAATCCAGCCACACAAGTTGCTGGTCAAAAAATTGAAGCAGCATATCTATACTCAATTTATGAGGATTCTATTGCTGAAGTCGTGAATCAAAGCGACCTTTGGATGATTGTCGGTGCAGCTCTACCATCAGGTTCGGTGACTGGTGCTCCATTGAATTTTACAGACCAGTATTCTTTTGCTCCATCAACTGGTGACAGTATTTTTTCAATTCAAGAAGCTATAACTCCTTGGGTAATTTCTCAAGCTATTGCTTCCTATAACACCGGTTCAGCTCCATACCGATATGAATTGTTCAGAATTCACACCATTGCTGATGGAACTTACACAAACACGCAATTTAAAGTTCAAATAAGTAACGTCAAATTGGCAGGTCAGGTTGCTGGTAGTGATTGGGGTTCATTCACTCTTACACTTCGTCAATACAGTGATACCGATAAGCGTCCTGTTATTGTTGAACAATACAATAATTTGAACCTTAATCCTGACGACCCTAACTACATTGCCCGCATAATTGGTGACATGTATAGTTACATTAATTACAACGGTAAAGTTGTGGAGTTTGGAACGTATCAGAATAATAGTCAAAATATTAGAGTGGAAATGACTACTAGGAATTATCCTGTTACTGCGATTCCTTATGGATTTGAAGCATACATTACACCAACAAACGGTGCAATGGGATATTGGACGCCAACAATGAAATACACAAAAGCATCGGTGTATGGTTTAAATCCGGGCAAGTATCCATCTGGAATTACTTTTGATGATGCTCCTACAGGCGCGGATGCTGAATTGTTCAGTTTGTATCCACAAACAGGTTATCCAACATCAATAGACATCGGTGCGGCTGATAACAACGAACAATATTTTGCTCCAATTCCTTCATTTAATTCAAGCGGGGGGACTTACAGTAGTATTGGAAGAAACACCATCTTTGCTTTGGACTTGAATTATACATCAAGCGGCGTAAGCACAGGTTCGTTCCTCAGTGGTAGTAATGCAATTCCTACTTTATATGACCCTGTAAATGAACCTACATACATCAAGATGAGAAACTTCATTTTCGGATTCCAAGGTGGATTCGACGGTCAGAGTCCGGCAATTCCAATCAATGTTGGTGGTGATATCATTGCTGGTAATACTCAAGGATTGGATTGCACAACAGTCAGTTCCGCAGGCTCAATTGGATATAATCAAGCTATTACGGCGCTTGGTAATGCTGACCAATATGATATCAATCTTATTGTTACGCCGGGTATTATTTATCAAGAACACCCATATGTCACCAACTTGGTTGTTGATATGTGTGAAGCTCGTGGAGATACTTTCTACATTATGGATTTGTATGTGGATGAAGGTAATCCAGCAGACAGCCAGATTAGTCAGGTTGTCGGCTACGCTGCTGAATTTGATACAAATTATGCCGCATCTTATTATCCTTGGGTTAAAATCCTTGATACTTACAATAATCTTATTGTAACCGTTCCACCATCTGTTGTGTTGCCAGCAGTTTATGCTAACAATGATAGTGTGGCTGCTGAGTGGTTTGCCCCAGCAGGTTTAAATCGTGGTGGTATTTCAACTGCTACTCAAGTGACTGATAGAACCACACACGAAGAACGTGATACTCTGTATGAGGGTAAAGTCAACCCCATTGCAGCATTTCCGGGTTCCGGTATTGTTGTTTGGGGCCAAAAAACGTTGCAAAACGCTGACTCAGCCTTGAACAGAATCAATGTTCGTAGATTGTTGATTAACATCAAGAAATTCTTTGCCTCAACATCAAATTACTTGGTGTTTGAGCAGAATGTGGCTGCCACACGCAACAAATTCTTGAGTATTGTTAATCCATATTTGGAATCCGTTCAACAGAGGTCAGGTTTATATGCCTTCTTTGTAAAAATGGATGATACCAATAATACGGCAGACATCATTGACCAAAATATATTGTATGGTCAAATTTATTTGAAACCAACCAAGACGGCAGAATTCATAATCCTTGATTTCAATATTTTGCCAACTGGTGCAAGTTTCCCTAATGCATAACGTTAATTAAAAACAGAAAAGCCCCAATCCGCAAGGTTTGGGGCTTTTTTACTTAGGAATATCTATTTATTATTGATATGAATTTACCAGACCCAAATCGTCAAAGACCGGACACAAATATTCCCGGCCAAACCCCTCCAAAAGATATGTATGCAAAAAGAAATGTCAGAGGGGCAGGCGGTTTAATAATAGCCAAAAACACAGGGAGAATATTATTTGCTCTTCGTTCAGCAGGTCCAAAAAGACCCGAAGAATGGAATCTATGGGGTGGAAAAGTATCTGTGGATGAAAGCCCAGAACACAGCGTAATAAGATGGGCAAAGGACCAGACTGGATATAGAAAGAATTTTTATGTAATACCGATATATTCATTCTTAAATGCTTTCACCAATTTCAGATATTATAATTTTTTGTTGGTGGTGGATAACGAATTCATACCTATAATAGATAGAAAGTTTATACGTGATTATCAATGGATGGATATGGACAATGCACCAACCCCTCTCAATTCATTGGTCAAGACATTACTCGACAGAACAGGTCACAAGATTAAGGACATAATAGAAAAAAACTCCATTAAGGAGGGTTTATCAAAAGGTCATATGATTAAACTGAAAGACCTTATCAAAAATATAATTTATTAATATGGATTTCGATTTTAAACCACGTTCAAATTTGCCTAGTTCAAGTCCTCCAAGAAGACCCAATATAAGGATGAACGTTAGAGGGTCTGGTGCTCTAATAATGGCTAAAGACACAGGACGGTTATTGTTTGCCCTTCGTGCTTCTAGGTCTGTCTCCTATGAGAAACCTCGTGAATGGAATCTATGGGGTGGAAAAGTATATCTTCATGAAAGTCCAGAAACGGGTGCAATCAGATGTGCAAAAGAGCAGACAGGTTACAAAGGAAATTTTGCAGATGTAATACAACTATATTCGTTTGTCAGTCTTTACACCAATTTTAGATACTATACATATTTGTTAATTGTAGAGAATGAGTTTGAGCCGAATATAGATAGAAAAATAATAGACCATTATCAGTGGGTAGAATACGGCGAATTTCCAGAACCGCTTCACCCAGCGGTTAAAACACTATTTGAAAGAGCAGGTCATAAAATTAAAGACATAATAGAAAAAAACATTCTAAAAGAAAGTTTGTCAGTTGGTACTTTTCCTACAATTAAATTAAAAGACCTTATTAAAGAATTGTGGTAATTCCATATGATTAAGCTAAAAAATCTCATTGGAGAATCATCCCCTAAACATCCAAGAATGGGAAGATGTTATGAACTTTCTGGTAGATATGTTTCTGTTCATCCTAATTCTGTTCTTGTTCATGGTAAGTTAATTAATCCTTTTATAATAGGGTTACCAGAAGTAGAACATGCGTGGGTTGAAATTGGTAATGAAATTCTTGACCCCGTAATGGATATTACTTGGCCAAAAGAGACATACGAATCTATGTTTCATACCAAACCTTATAAAAAATATTCCCATGATGATGTTATAAGAATATCCATGAAAACTGGAAATTGGGGGCCTTGGGAGGATGTGGTATGAAGAGAATAATTGAAGCCACTACTGCCAATGTAGCAAATAAGACGTTGATAAACGTGGATATACAACCGGAATACGAATCCAAACTTTCTTTTCCTCTTGCAAAGTGGATTAATTTTTTAAATCAAAGTTATGACCGTGTGAGTAATATGGTTTTTCTTTACAATGGTCATGATACTTTGGGTATGATTAATGAAGATAATTATAAAATGTGGTTGATAGAAAATGGATTAAAAGAGAATGTTTTGGATGGTTGTGTATTTTATGACAAGGGATATGCTTTTTTCAGATATTGCATAGACAGTTACGTGGATGAAGACGCAATAACAAATTTTGTTCGTTTTATGTATCAAAATAATGTCCGTGATTCAAGGGATATGACCAGAGAAATGTGGGCAAAATATCTCCGGGAATACAGGCGAACAGATAGAAAAGAAGTTTATACTTTGTTGAGAGCTTCGGGAGATTGTGTTCATGTTCCTGATTTGATGGATTTTTTGAAACGTTACAACGGAATCGTTCTTACCGGTGGAAGTATCAACGAGTGTTTGAAAGAAGTTGAAATTGCTCTAAAAGCGCTTGGAAAAAATTATACGGTATTCACTGAATTTACTTACTAAGACTCACTCCAAAACTATTTATAGTGTAGTGAGTTATGAAACATCAAAAGTCATATGCTCCTGTGTTCGTTCCCTACAATGACGAAAAGCTGGAGCATGTAATGGCGGGACCTGATTATGGACAGCCAAACAGTGCTTCCAACGCTTGGACTGAATTAGACTCAAAAGAATACCCTGACTTTGTAGAAGACCTATCATTCAAAATTTTGAATCATCCGCTTTTAAAAATTCCTATTGCCTAATTATTAATTCACGTATATAATTGTTATGACTCAAGAAGAAAAAAGACTTAAATGGCGAAAACTTCATCAAGAGAGAAAATCAGACCCCGAATATATAAAGAGAAAAAACTCTTGGGGAAGGCGCCTTAAAGATAAACCATTTGCTAGACTTGCCTATTTTTCTAATAATTGGTACAAAAATGGAAGAATTTCTGCTTTTGATTTATGGAAAATTGCTAGAAAGCAAAAACTGAAATGTGCTTTGAGTGGTGAAAAACTCACTAACGAAAATATGTCTATTGACCATATAGTTTCTAAATCGAAAGGCGGATTGAATATACCTTCTAATGTTAGACTTGTATTAAAACCTATAAATACTGCCAGACAAACAATGACCGATAAAGAATTTATAGAACTTTGTAAGAAAGTTGTTCGCCATTCTAATCTCTCTAGTGTACTTTAATGATTTAGTACATTTTAAAAGTAGTACTTAAAATATTGTGTACGTTAATGAAAGCAGTACAGCAGTGTACATCAATTTGCTTGTCTGGCAAGTTGTTTTAATTCTTAACTTATATTTATACTAAAATATGGAAAATTATAATAGAAC